CTTGCGGTGGTCAAAACGGTTTTGACGACTTTGTTGAGCGATGGACTGAATAGTTTAGGAAACCTTGATAAATACATCAAGGTTAACCTATCAAAATGGCATTTGTATCTAAGTCGTTCCGCGACTTCAGTCTTACTTTTGATAAAAATGCCGTGACTGACGATGTTCTGTCACTGACAAATGAGGCAGCCATCAAAGAATCGGTCAAAAACATCGTCAGATACAACTTTTTTGAGAAACCTTTTGATCCAGCCTTCGGTGGAAACGTCGTCGGTTTACTTTTCGAGAACGCAACAGTAGACTTAGAAGAAGAAGTCAGTTTTAATATAGAACAAGCCATTAATAAAAATGAACCTAGAGTGACTTGTTATGAAGTTGTTACGCAATTTGATGAGTCTAACAACGATCTCCGCGTTCAGATCTATTATGTTATAGAAGGAATTCCTTCAAAATTAGATAACTTAGAACTTGCATTCAAACCGTAATGGCTTTTAATCAGGTAAACACGCTAGAATTTAACGAAATTAAAGCTCAAATCAGAAATTACCTGAGATCTCAGGACCAATTTTCTGATTATGACTTTGAAGGATCGTCTTTGACAGTCCTGATTGATATTTTAGCGTATAATACTTACTATTCTGCGGTAAATGCAAACCTAACAGTCAATGAAGGTTTCTTAGAAACAGCGATTCTAAGAGAAAATGTCGTAAAACTGGCGAGAATGTTGGGTTATACTCCACGCTCCGCCCGTTCTTCGTATGTAGACGTAAATATTTCTGTACAAACGACATTCCCATATCCAAAGACCATTACAATCCTGCAAGGATTGGTTCTAAACTTCAATGGTTTAGATAATACTAACTATGTTTTCTCAGTTCCTTCCGATCAAGTCTCAAGTGTAGACAGTTTGACTGGAATTGCATCTTTCAATAGTTTGAGATTATACGAGGGAATATTCCTCGAAGATACCTTTGTAAGAGATATTAACCAGAGACAGCGTTTTATCCTTACAAATGATAATGCAGATACAACCACTCTGAAGGTTGAAGTTACTTCAGGAACCGTAACTGAGAGATATCTGCAAGCAACAGACATTACAAAGATCACTTCTGAATCCAAAGTCTTCTTTTTAGAAGAATCTGAGTATGGAAGGTCAGAAATTCTCTTTGGAGACGGTGTTGTAGGAAAAGCACTGACTAACGGAGATGTAATTTCTTGCCAATACACCACAAGTAGTGGTTCTGGACCAAATGGTCTATCTTCTTTTGACAATATTGCTACTATCAGAGACAGTGCTAATAATGCCGTGACATCTGGCATAACTATTACACTCGTAGCTCGTCCTGATGGAGGTGCAACTCGTGAAACTACGGAATCAATCAAATTTGGAGCGCCCAAATTTTACAGTGCTTTCGGCAGAGCCGTTTCCACTCGTGATTATGAAGCGATTATTCCACAAATTTACCCAAACGTACAGTCGATTGCGTGTTATGGCGGTGAAGAAGCAGATCCCCCAGAATACGGAAAGGTTTTCTTAGCAATTAAACCAAAAAATGCCGACAAATTGTCAATTTCTGAAAAAAATTCTCTTTTATTGAAACTTAGAGAGTATTCTGTTGCTGCAGTTCAACCTAAAATTATCGATCCATCGGTTGTATACATCGATTTGACCAGTTTTGTGTATTTTAACCCAAATAACACAAGAAGAGATCAAGTAGATATCAAAAATATCATACTTGCATCTCTCAATGCCCTGAATTCTGGATCCGAATTCAATAAATTTGGCGGAAAATTCAAATTCTCAAAATTATCGAAAATTATCGATGACAGTGAGTCTTCAATCACCTCGAACATTACCCGTATCAAAATGAGAAAGAATATTCTCATTGAACTTGGTGCTAGGGTCAACTATAAGATTTGCTACGGTAATAGAATTAAGTCCCAGACAGATTCTCCATCTGTTTCCAGTTCAGGATTTAAAATCGCTGGTGATACCACAAATACATACTATTTGAACGATGATGGTTTGGGCAATCTCAGACTTTACTATGTAAAGAGCACTGGAGAATTCCAATACATTGACGGTGAGTGGGGAAATGTTGATTATTCCCTTGGAGAAATTGTAATTAATGATTTGATCATTTCTTCTACATCTAATGTAGAAAATCAACTTCAAATTTCTGCAATCCCCCAATCAAACGACCTTGTTTCTCTCAGAGAAACCTATTTGACATTGGGCATAGATAATACAGTTGTTAGTGTCATAGTAGATACTATCAGTAGCGGTTCCAATGTCTCTGGAACTGGAGTTGTCCCAGAATCTAGCTATAGTTAAAAAAGCGCATGGCAAATTCTTCCTGGAAAGTTGGTCAGTGGACTACACCGACCACGGAGGTAACTGTACCACCAGTTCCTTCTGAGGTAAGTCCAGAATCTAAATCACAGATTTCTACTAGTATATCTGGTCAGTTGCCCAGCTTTATTAGGGAAGATTATCCTACTTTCATTGAGTTTGTAAAGGCTTACTATAAGTCTCAGGAACTGAAGGGTTATCCTATTGATATTATCCAGAATTGGACTGAGTATTATAATATTGACAACTATGGGGATCTTGTAACTGAAACAAAACTGATCTCCACCTTAACTGCAACTTCTACCACCATTGACGTTGAAAGCACCAGGGACTTTCCCAAGGAAGGTTTGCTTTTAATCGATGATGAGATTATTTACTACAACGGCAAAGATAGCACACTATTCAATAACTGCTCTAGAGGGTTTGATGCAGTAAAAGCAGTAGGTGATGCATCTGAGTTCATTTTCTCCGAAACAACGGCATCAGAGCACGCTCTAGGCACCACTGTAGTCAATTTAAATAACATCTTCCCACTGTACATGCTTGGGAAGTTCAAAGAGCAATATCTTGCAACATATCCCAAGAATTTTACTGAGGGTGTTACTGAAAGCACCATCATCAAGAGAATTAAAGATTTCTATGCATCCAAGGGATCTACTCGTTCTTTCCAATTTGTACTGAGAACTCTCTTTGGAGTAGAATCCACAGTAACCTATCCAAGAGATAGAATTTTCAAACCATCTGATGCATATTATACTTCTAGAGAGGTAATTCGTGCAGTTGCCATTTCTGGCAACCCATCTGAGTTAGTTGGACAGGTTTTATATCAAGAAGCAGACCCAACTGATACTAATATTCAATTTGCCCGAATTTATGTAAAAGGTGTCGTTGAGGCATTTACTGAGAATGGTAGAATTTATGAAATTGATGTAGATACTGATAATTCCATTGGTACATTTGTAACACCATATAAAACTGTCCTTGCAGAAGATCTCAGTGACAGTTTAAGTGCAAATATCGTCACCGTTGATTCTACTATTGGTTGGCCAGAAGTAAATGGTAGATTTCGTATTGAAGATGAAATTATCAACTACGAAGAAAAAACCGTAAACCAATTTTTAGGTTGTACTAGAGCAAGAGAGAATACTCTGAATGTAACTCATATTGCAGGTCAAGAAGTTATTTCTGCCGCAAGAGTTTATGGTCAATCTAATAAAGACGGATCTGAGATCGTACTCAAAGTCTATGGTGGCACCAGAGGCGTTAATATTAACTCTGGTGGTAGATATTACTTACCCAGCAGTAGTGTAACTACTCCAACTGCACCTGGATTTGATAGTATTGATCCTATCTGGGATTCTTTCGTATATAATGTAAGAAGTATTGTAACTGGAGTTTCTGCATCTCTTTCTAGTCCAAATGCTAACGGTAGCGTCCTCGTAACAATCACAACCAAAGAAGATCACAGATTTAAGAGAGATAATACTGTAAGAATTTTAAATGCTGATGAAGATATCTACAATGATACATTCTCAGTTGTTGGTATTGTAGATAGTAAGACCTTTGAGATTTTATTGTCTGCTTCACCCGTAAGTGGAATAACAAACAAGGTTTTCTTCATCTCCAGAGATCTTGCATTTGGAACCAGTACCGATACCTCTATCAACAATTCAGTATCTCTCAATACTGCTGATATCCAAAATGTTTACAAGTCTGACGATAACGCAATCGTTGCATCGACTGGTATTCCATCGTACAGAATTGGACCCTTTGCTTCTACAGATTTAGATCCAGGTAACCAGAGGTATCTAAAGAGGATTCCACTCAAACCACTGACAAAGAGTACAAAAACTCCTACACCAGTAGGTCAGGTTGGCATTGGTGTCAACGGGGTTCCATTCTTCTCATACAAGTCTGAAGATACTAAGAAGTATGGTGGATTAAAATCTATTGAAAGGATTACTGGCGGTGACGGGTATGATATTACCAATCCACCTCTGGTTGAGTTTGAACCAGAGTATATCCTGGGAAGAAGTTATGCAATTTTTACTAGAGTTAGATATAATGGTAACAGATATCAAGCAGTAAATACTGGAATTACTTCTGATGTTGCATATCCTACACATACTAGTGGATCTGTCATCCTAGGAACCGTAGAGTGGGAATATGAAGGAACTAGTGCAGAAGCTACAGTTAGTGTAGATGGTAGAATTATCAGCATCAACGTAACAAATGGTGGATCTGGATACACTACTCAACCAATTGTCTCACTGACTGGTGGTGGCGCTCCAGCATCTTCCCAGGCATCTGCGACCGCACAGATTACTAATGGTGCAGTTACTGGTATTACAGTAACCAATGCTGGAAGTGGATATACAAGTCTCCCTACAGTAACTATTACTGGAGGTGGTGGTTCTGGAGCAACTGCAGAACCAATTTGTAGAGGTCCCATCGATTCAATCGGAATTTCAAATACTGGATCTCAATATAGTTACGAACCAAACATCACTCTTGTAGCTGGAAGTGGTGCTGTTGCATATCCTTCCATTTTGAATGGTAGAATTGAAAGTATCATCGTGACATTTGGTGGAGAAAGATACTATGGAGCTCCAGATGTTGTTATTACTGGAGATGGACTTGGTGCTACTGCATTTGCTCAGGTAGATCTTACCAAGAACATTGTTACCAACATTGTAGTTACTAATAAGGGTATCGGATACACCCCAGGTAATACAACGATTGACATTATCTACCCTGGATCTGGTGCCAGATTCCAAACAAGGCTCACGGAATTAAATTACAATGATGCTGCCACGTTCAATGAACTTGGAGTTTCATCTACGGTGTTTTCTAATAGAAAGACAGTAGACTATGCCAACGGGATGTCGGTTAAGGGATCGAACTTCTTGATTTTTGGTGGTGAATATGGTCACATGTACAATCCCAAGAAATTGAGATTTGTTTTAGAAGATAATATTAGCAGCAATCTATCTGAACTTACACCAACTAGACACTCTCCTATTATCGGATGGGCATATGATGGAAATCCTATCTATGGACCATATGGATACAAGGATCCACAAAACAAATCCCCATTTAATGAGTATGAGCAGTTATCAAGTAGTTATTCCATCAAATCTTCCAGAGATTCTTTATTGAGCGGTCTTTCTGACCCAATGGGAACTTATGTTGAGGATTATGAGTATACTGAGGGTACTGGAAGTCTTGATAAGTACAATGGAAGATATTGTGTAACTCCAGAATTTCCAAATGGTGTATATGCATACTTCTGTACTGTTGATGGTACAACTGGAAATCCAAAATTCCCTTATTTTGTTGGACCTGAGTTTTACTCTGAGGCAGATGCAGTAAACTGGAATGGTAATGGACTTCAAAAGAACTTTACCGAAGATGCAATCAGATATAAGGCACCATATATCAATACGGATAACGTAATTGCCAAGAGAAAGGAACTTGACGATCCAATTGACTTCTTCCTGGTTTTAGAAGATACTACTACAAGGATTATTCTTGAAACTGGGGAATTTATCCAATTTGCAGAGGACGGAATTGGTTATTTTGACTACTATCCATCGGTTCGTGGTGGTAGAGCAGATTCTCTTACAGTTTCTTCTACAAACAGATATTCCTCTAGTGGAATTGATCAATTCTTAGTTGAGGGTCCTGGTCAAAACTACAAAGTTAACGATCGTCTTACTTTTGACGAGACTGGTTCTGGTGGGTCTGGATTATCTGCACTTGTTTCTCAAGTAGAAGGTATCGAAGTTAGCGGTATTGCTATTTCTGTCGATGATGATGACGTTACAACAGCAACTGTAACCACAACTGAAAATCATTACCTTCTGCCAAATGATAGAGTAAATGTAACTATCGCAGATAACACTTATGAAAGGACTATCTACACTAAAGTAGTCAATAGCAAATATCAATTCAAGTATTTTGATTTGCAGTCGGCAGATCTGCTTTCGGAGTGGACAACTGCAACTTCTTATGATAAGAACGACTTAGTTTTCTACGGAAGAAACGTTTATAAGGCAAGTGCTGCAGGAACATCTGGTGCTACTGCTCCAGTTCATGAATCTGGAACTACATCTGACGACAATATTGATTGGGTGTTTGTTCGCAACCGCACAGATGGTAATCTGTATCAAGATGGATGGTCTTCCATTACTGGTGGAAGCAATTATCTCGATGGTACATATGAAGAGGTCCCACTCACCACTAATGGATCTGGATATGGCGCTGAGGCGACTGTAGTGGTCTCTGGTGGGGCAGTAACTACAGTGACCATCACCAATTCTGGATTTGCATACAATGTTGGAGATACAATCTCCGCTGATAACATCAACCTTGGATACAATCTAACTCCTTCTGCTGGATCTGGATTTACTATTACATTAACAGAGGTTTCTACCGAACTTGTAGTAAGAACAGATAAAGCACATCAACTTTCCGTTGGAGATGTTGTCAATATTTCTGGAATTACCCCATCTGCATACAATAAGGCAGATTATACCGTCGTCAGATCTGATACTCTTAGAAGATTTGTCGTTAAGAGGAATTTTGGATCTACTGCAGCAGCAGATGTAAGTTCGGCTGAAGTATACGTACAAAATCCCAAACTTGGACTAATTAAAGGTCATAGTTATAAGTTTGATACTCAAGATTCTAGCAATGATGGTAAAACCCTTGCATTCACATTAGATCCTCAAAATACAGAGGTATTGACATACAAGAACATCACAGCAACAGAAAGAGATACTGTAACCAACGAACAAAATTCGATTACAGTTTTAGTTGATGAACTTCCTGGCATTTTCTACTACTTTGACATTGAAGGAGCAGTACCTGGAAGCTATTTCAATGTAATTAACGAACCACTCCAAGGTTCAAACATAGTAACAGCAAAAACTGATACTACATTTAAATATGTTTGTGCATTAGAGCCAGAAACTGGATATTCTGCTACAAATTCACAATCTATCAAATATAGTACAAATTCAATCTATGCCACTGGTGGTATTTCAAATATTACCATTGGTGATCCTGGAAGAAACTATTCTTCTATTCCAAAACTCTCTGGATCTACCAGATCTGGTGCTGGTGCCACAGCGGTAGCAACAATCGCTGGATTCCTTGCCACTGCAAATGTCACAAATAAAGGATCTGGATATAATCCAGCATCTCTTCCAACAGCAGTAGTATCTCTCCCTGATTTTGTAGATCTTACAGTTTCAAACGTATTTGGATCGTTTATCCCAGATGAAATTGTAATTTCTCAAGAAACTCAAGGAACACAAACTGCAAGAGCAAGAGTTATCTCCTGGGATGCATCCAATTCTATTTTGAGAGTACAACCACTCCAGAATGAAAGAACTGGTGCAGCAAATAAGGGATATATCATGTTTACCACCTTTGCTGCGAATGCAAACAGAGGAATGGTTTACAGTTCCGATTCAAATGCAAAGATCACTGCAGTAAGCGGTGTTCAGGCTGTTGTTGCAGCGAGCATTCCTTCTTCTGGACCAGATGTTGGTAGATTATCGGAAGTTACAGTAACTAATGCTGGATCCAACTACAGATCTGCACCTACAATCATTTTAGACAACCCATACTATGGAGAGGTCACTGGAGTTACCATTGCTTCTCAAAATACTGGCAATTATCCAACCAACCAAGTTTACACTGGTGTTACTCAGAAGAGCGTAGCACCTACTGGAGGTATTAATGTAGAATTTACCGTAGAGGTAGTTGGAAACAGCATTAGTAGTGTAACAGTCACTGATGGTGGATCTACTTATGCTTTAGGTGACGTAATCACTATTTCTGGAGCGAGCGTTGGTGGTGTAGATGTTACGGATGATTTCACACTGACTGTAGAAACACTTTACTATGATGATCCAGCAACAACTACGACAACCATCAATGCAGAGGTAGATTCTATTACTGTTACTAACTCTGGATCTGGATATCTCTCAGCCCCAGAAATTAGAGTTACTGGCGGAAATGGCATCAATTCCAAGTTTAACGCAGTGATCTTGAACGAAGGTGTATCGCAAATTGACATTGAAGATGGTGGAGAGCAATATCAAAATGCTCCAGTTGTAAATATTGTTCAATCTACAGGAACTGGAGCGTCGCTTCTTCTCAAGTCTTCCAACCTTGGGCAGATCCTTAAGATTTCTGGTGATAACATCACATACAACTATAGTCATGATAGAACTCTCAAACCAGAGTTGAATACAACTTATAACTTGCAACTTATCAGAACTCAAGTCATTGATTACTTGGATGTTATTGATGGTGGTGCCAATTTTGTTTCTGTACCCACTATTATTCTCGAAGGTGGAAGTGGATCTTTATTTAAGTTGAGACCCGTTATTCAAAACGAAGTTATTCAGAGCATTGAGGTTGATAATCCAGGTAGAGGATTCCTATCTGCACCAACAGTAAAAGCAGAAGTAACTCACACTTGGGTTGGTTTGCAATCAAACAGCACTTTAAACTTTGCCTATAATACAAAGATACCAACAGGAACAGAAGTCACACTTCAGCAAGTTTCTGGAACGTTCCCCACCCCACTACTTACAGGTACAACATATTATGCAATTGCAGCAACCGTAGCGAATGGTCTAGGTGACAACCAAATTAGACTTGCAACAAGCCTGGCAAATGCAAATGCTGGAACTTACATTCAATTTACCAGTGCTCCAATTTTAGGTGCAACTGGAAGCACCTCATTTACTCTGAAGACTACAGATCTTGGGGATAATATCATTGCTTACATGAAACCAGGAACATTCTCTGTTGGTGAGAGAATTTACCAAGGGGCGTCCACCACTTCTTACACTGCATTTGGTTATGTAAGAAACTGGGATCCTAGTGGAAGAGTTGTTAGTGTTGAAATTGTAGAGGGTGAATTTAAGATTGGTGAACCAGTCTTTGGTGAAGAATCCTCGGCATTTGGTCAAATTCATGATTTCTCTAGAGCAGACGCAGTATTTGAAGTTTCTCCAATCAGCGTCTCTGCAAACAGATGGGAAAGAACAACTGGAATTCTTGATGTAAACGAACAAAGACTATATGATAGCGACAGATTCCAAGAGTTCTCTTATAATATTTCTTCTTCGATTAATATTAATGATTGGAGAAGTCCATTAAAGTTTGCTGCTCACCCCGCTGGATTTAAAGTTCTTGGAACTCAAATTGTATCTCAATCTTCGTTTAAGAGATATAATCCAAGACCTACTGTGGATTTAAACACAAATAGCATCTACAATTGGTGGGTTCCTGGAGTAGACAATTCGGGACAACCTAAGAGTTTCAATGGAACAACATTTGTGTTCCCCAAACCATCCGCAAGCAATACTGGAAAACTCTCTGTAATTAAAAACTTTGGACTGGGTAAACCAGATTACACTGCTGCCGTTCCAACTGAAGTTCAAATCTTCGGAAGACAACTTCTCGATATTCAAAGAATTATTAGTTGTATCGGATATAAAGTTGATAATATCAGTGACAGATCCATTTCCTTTGATGGTTCTTCTGCTTCTGCAGTTGATACAAGCACGGATCAAATCACTCTTACAAATCATGGATTAGTTGACAACCAGAGAGTTATTTACAATGCTGGTGGAGATAGATTCCAAGATGCAAGAGATTTGATTGTTGCCAATATTGATTATATTGTTGAAGAGACTATTGGATACATTGAAGACAATTATAATGTTCTTACCGATGGAACAAAACCAGATTATGATGCATCAATCTGTGCTAGAGACACAAGACTTGTTCTTGCTGCTTGGGCAAATGACCTCAGATATGGTGGAAATTATTTCACTGTAACTGCTGTCAATTCTTATGTTGGTCAAGTTGTTCCAGTTGGAGACAGATATGCCGATGCAAGAAATCTGTTAAGAGCAAACAAGCTTTTCATTGCTGAGGAAGCAGTTGGAAGAATGCTTGCAGATCCAGTTGTAGGAACACCTTCTGGATTCCCTGGCGTTCCAGGTGGGGATCAAAACTGCATCGATGATATCATTGATATCGTTGAAGTTGTTGCTTATAACGTTGCATATGGCGGTAACAGTGAAGTATATGATGCAGCAAATCTTTATGTAACTGGTGCTCATGTATCTGGTGAAGAAAATCAAACAGTAAAAGCGTTTGAAATTGCTCTTGAACTGTGTGAGGATGTAATTCAAAACTATCCTATCACTGCACAGTATACACAAAGAACTCAGTACATTGATAATTCAATTTCTATCGATCCTATCGGATTTGTAGCAGATAGAAATGGCGATGCATACGATTTACTCCAAGCTAACAAAACCTTCATTGCAAATGAAGCAGTTGAGCAATATTTAATTGCAAATCCTTCATTTACAATTCCAACAGGTAACCAAAATTGCATTGATGATGTTATTGATGTAGTTGATGCAGTTTCTAAGAATGTTGGGTATGGTGGAAATGATTATACCTATGATGCTGCTTCTTATTACGTAGGAACCTCTCACGTTGATGGTGAAGAAGCAGAGACGATTGCAATCATGAATCTGGCAAGAGACATGGCGCAAAAGGCAATTAACAACGAGACCATCACCGTTCAGGGATCTCATGGATTAACTCAAACCTTTGACAACACAATTACGATTGATGTTGGTGGTTGTGCAGCGATCAAGTCCACAATTTCTACTCTCTTTAGCATTGTAACTACTGCTGTCAATACAGACAGTATGTCACACGCAACGAGAACTGGTGGCGGTGGTTATATTAATTCTTGCCAAAATGTCGTCTCTTCGATGACAACACTGTTCAATATTCTAATTCAAGCAGTTGGAATAACTGGGGCACCAGGAAACTTGAACGGAGTAACTAGAACTGTTCCCGCAAATAACATTCTGCATGTTGGTGGTGAGGAAGAGGAAACAATCGCTGCATACAATCATGCTAGAGACCTCTGTATTCTGGCAATCAATAACAATCTTCCTACAGGAACATACACATCAATCGTACCTTATACCGATCTCAGTATTACGAATGA